CGGCAAGATGCGCAACGCACCCCTTTGACTGCAGAGGATGTTTATAAATTGGCAGAGCAATACATTAGATTATTTGACAACGGCGGTATTGTGCCTGATGTGATGGGTGCATTGGAGTTCGCCCGCGCCATCGAACGCGCCCACGGAATAGGAGAATAGGATGAAAGCATTTCCTAGCACAATAAAAGAGCGAATTATCGCTGGTAAATTTGGCACCATTGGAATAAAAGAAACGCAACAAGATGGCATGGGCTTGCGTGACTACTTTGCCGCCGCAGCACTACAAGGCATATTGGCCTGCGACTATTCTGTTGACCAAGAGCCAGCGGTGTTAGCATACCAATACGCCGATGAGATGATGAAGGCAAGAGAACCATGAGCTTCACCATCTACCAACATGACGGGCTCAAAGTCATCCAGTGGTTCGCCACAGTTTAAAGCCTGATTGCCAGCATGCTGGCCAACCCTAACGACGCATACCACCGCAATGACTGAATACAAAGACATCTCCATCAAAGGCTTTAACTTTCGCTTTGTCAAAGAGGGCGACGAATGGGTTTGCAAAATGCCTGATTGGTTACTCAAGAACGCAGAGGATTTGTTTAAATGACTGAGATCGCATTATCATTTTTCATCGGCTTTTTAGTCGGCTTAGTCATGCGCCCAAAAGATAAAGACATATTAGATGATGTCTTAGAGCGCAACGAGAAATACCGCAAGTACGAAGAAGAGATTAAATATTACAAAGACCTGTGCAAATGGCACGTAGAAAGGAAACAAAATGGGCAAACTTAAAGTAGTAGTACCCGCAATCAAACACGCAGACGGCACCATCTCCAAGGCACCGAACGCCAAGTACAGCCATGATGAGATAATCAAAAAGACTGGCAAAAAGGGCGAGCATGGTTTCATTCTATCTGACGGCACGTTTGCTGCTAGAGAGCGAGCAGCCAAGGTAGCCAAAGCAGTTGGTGAAGTCAAGCACCCCGGCAAAAAACTACACAGCCATGAACTGCGTGATGGTCTTGGAGTGAAAAAAAGCTAATGGAAAACTTTAAATTAATTGAGCGATTTAACCCCGAAGCTGTAGCAAAAGAATTAACAGCAACCAACCTTTGGAACTGGTTAAACTTACGCAAAGCTCCAGGACTAAACCATAATGTTGTGGATGATATTGTGTTACGGTTTCAACCAGTACAAGGGCAACATACCCTGATGAGTTACTTTAACGATCTTGATTGCGTGGATTATTTTTCTCAGGGCTTTTTAAAAGAAACAATGAAGTTAGTAACCGGAACTTTTGACAACTCAAAGTTAGGCAGAATTATTGCAGCCAAACTACACCCAGGTTCTGCTATCAAGCTGCACAAGGACGAGGGTGATTATGTTAAAGCACATGATAGATTTCATTTAGTAATTACCACTAACTCTGACGTAAAATTTACATGTGAAGCAGAAGAGGTCCACATGAACGCCGGAGAGATTTGGTGGTTTGATAATAAAAAAGAACATAGTGTAGTAAACAATGGCAGTACTGAACGCATTCACGTTGTTGTTGATATGAGGAAATAATGAAAAAGAAACTATACTTTGTTGTTAAGGTTCCAATCTTTCCAGCAAACATCCATGTGTGCTTAGATGAGCCCGCGTTCAAACAAGCACTCAAAGATAAAAACGTCCTTCAAAAAGTAGAAATGCTAGAAGGCGGTGCAATGGCTGAGACTCATTCCATTCCCACTGCCGACGGTAAGACTTTTATTGCGTTGTTGCTTGACCTGACCAGCATTGACGACCTTGACGCCACACTGGTTCATGAGTCAGTTCACTTGGTGTATCGGGTGTTTGAATACATTGGAGAAGAAACACCTGGCGAAGAAACACGCGCCTACTTAACTGAGTACGTTTATAAAGAATTAAAGCGAGGCATTGATGAGCACGGTATTGGAAAAAGAAATAGAAAGCTACTTGAACAAAAGAATCAAGCAGTTATCGGGGCTCTCATTCAAATGGCTGAGCAGCGTGACGGGAGTGCCGGACCGAATAGTGTTCCTAAACCAAAGAGTGCACCTAGTAGAACTAAAGACAGCAACCGGAAAACTGAGTCCAAGACAAGAGCTGGTGTTTGATCAAATAGGCGAGGCAGGTTTTTCTGTTCACATACTACACTCCAAAGAAGACGTTGAGGATTTTATCCATGAAGCGACTAAACCCTGACACCGGCGAGCCGTTTAAGCAAGGCGACATTCGCGATGATGCTTGTAGATTTTGGTCTTACAGAACAACTGTTTCTAAAAAAACGGGTTATTTTTATGAGACATGGAGGACCTGGGAGAACTATCAAAAAACAATGGACAATATGAAATACGTTGTTCAAAAATATGCTAAAAAAAACCCAGCCAAAGTAAACGCCAAATCAATGAAAAGGCATTCGTCTAAAATGAAACGCACACCACCTTGGCTAACCAAAGAGCATTTTAAACAGATTGAAAACATGTACATCCGTGCTAAAATTGCGGAAGATTTTACTGGCGAGAAGTATCACGTAGACCATATTATTCCACTGCAAGGCAAAAATGTTTCCGGGCTACACGTGCCTTGGAATTTACAGCTTTTGCCAGCAATTAAAAATCTATCAAAAGGAAATAGACATGTATGATGAAAAGAAACCAACTCCACCCGTATCAACAGGAAATAATCGAGAAGGCGAAGTCAGTTCCGAACATGGGCTTGTTCCTGCCTCCAGGTCTGGGGAAGACTATTACGACCTTGACCATTATTGCCGAACAGTTCGAGGGGACGACGCTGATTATCGCACCCAAACGCGTGGCGGAGACGGTGTGGGATACGGAAACGAAAAAGTGGGAACACCTGAAAAACTTAAAGATAGCAAAGATACTAGGGACACCGACGCAAAGGTCGAGCGCTTTAAACAGCAAATCGCAGATCTATATAGTGAATTTAGAGAATTTGATTTGGCTCTTGGAACAGAATGCTCAAAAATTCAGCAATCTAATAATAGATGAATCCAGCCGGTTTAAGGACCCTAGCACCAAGCGTTTTAAAGCACTTAAGAAGCATTTAAAGGGCTTTTCTAGGCGTTTAATTCTCACGGGTACACCTACCCCTCAGGGCATGGGGGATCTCTGGTCTCAGGTGGGTATATTGGACTTAGGAGAGCGTTTGGAGACTAGCCTGACCCGCTTTAGGGACAAGTACATGATGCCGGATCAGATGAATCGCCATACACGTGTGGTATATAGCTGGAAATTAAAGGAAAATGCGGATACAACTATTAAAGATAAAATTGCAGATATTTGTTTTAGTCTTAAAGCTGAGGATTATCTGCAGCTACCTAGCTGTACTTCGCTTTATCATAAAATTGATATTGACAAAAACGTAAGGAAACAGTATGACGAACTTAGAAAAAACATGGTCGTTGACATCGAGAAAGAAAAGATCACAGCTCCAACAGCAGCAGCATTGGCGAACAAGCTGCTCCAGTTCACATCGGGAGCGGTCTATAACGAAGAAGGACAAGCACAAAATATACACGGTGCTAAACTGGAATATCTTGAGTCGATCATGGAAGAGTCCTCGTCCCCTACACTCGTATTCTACCACTTTAAACATTCCCTCAGTAGAATACAAAACTGTTTCCCGCAAGCTGTGGTGTTGGACGATGACAACATTGAAGCGTGGCGCCGTGGCAAGATTCGTATGCTCCTTGCCCATCCCCAATCAGGCGGTATTGGGCTTAATTTACAGTGCAACGTTGGAGACACAGCCCAAACGGTGTGGTTTGATTTACCATGGAGCTCAGAAAGTTACATCCAAGCCAACGCAAGGATTTACCGCCAAGGGCAAGAAAAACCGGTTATCATACATCATCTAGTGCTGCGTAATAGCATTGACGAGCACGTAGTTGACGTGTTAGGCGGAAAAATAAATTTACAAGAAGCCCTGTTAAACTCACTCAATTTTGCATTAATATAGTCATGACAAAAAAAGCCAAACATAAGATCAACGCAACAGCACCACGTTTGTCCGATGAGGACATTGATCCTATCGAAAAGGATGATGTTAACGAAAGCTACCCCCAAATGGTGGAGGGGTGGCTACCGTGGGAACCGGAGGATATTTCTGATATCCGTCGTTTAATAGCAGAAAGTTTACCACCAAAGCAGCAATTTATTTTAGAGTCATTTTTAGATGGGCTTTCTTATAGCGATATCAACGTTACTGAAAAGTATTGGCGATATCATTTTGCCAAGGGAATTGAGTTTATTAAACAGGAATTAAAGCTATGAGCCACTTTATTGTAGAACACAGATACAAGGGAAATTATGTTATGGAATCGCTTACTGGTGTTGAAGATCTCGATACTAGCCGCTATGAAAATATTTTGGGAATCTGGGTTTGCGACAGCTTTGAAGAGCTACAGATTATGGAAAAAGAACTTAAGGAGATGAGACATGCAGGATCCAGTAAACAATCCTAAACATTACACCAGTCACCCTTCGGGGATTGATTGTATCCAGGTTACAGAGCACATGAGCTTTAACCTGGGTAACGCCCTTAAGTATATTTGGCGTTGTGATTTAAAACAAGAAGCTATCGAAGACTTGCGCAAGGCGCGCTGGTATATTGATCGCGAGATTGCCAAACGCGTAAAGATAGAATCAGATAAATACATTGAGGAGTGTGGCAAATGATTATTGAAATTGATGATGATTTTTCTGATCAAATTGTAGTAAACGTACTGGCAGACTCTTATGTCAGTATGCAATCAATGCTAAAAAGTAAAGCCGTTTACCATGAAGACGATGTTGCAGCGTATAAAGAAATGCTGCCTGCAATTAAAACGGTAGGCTCCTGGTTTAGCGTAGATTTTGAAGTTGAACTTAAAAAAGCAAAGAAAAGGATGAATAAAAGATGAACCCAGATACCCGTATTGATTTAGAATCCGCCATCATGGTGGCATGGCAAACTGCTGATGATATTGAGTTGTTGTATAAGCATCATGGAGACCACCCAAAACCAATGACTGAGGACGAAGTTGGCAATGCATTATGGGGCCTTAAAGTGCTCCATGATATGCGCATGGAAGCCTTGATGGATACATATTGTCAAAAGTTTGAATTGGATCATTACTGCAAAGATCCCGTGAAACTAGCAGCCAGAGAAAAATTGTTTGATTTTCCAGCCCCAAAAAAGAAAGCAAAGAAATGAATATAGGATCTTTTGTAGTAAATATTGAATACACTGTTGAGCAGGTCGATGAGATCATTAATATGATGAACCAGCCCCTTGGCGTACCAACAGTTACCTGGGCAAAACATATTGATTTGTTACAGCGTCAAGTAAGACCCCAGGTAGACCACATGAAGACCAGCGTAGAAGCAGTCAAGTCAGCAACGGAGAAGATGGATGAATCTAAAGCAACTGCTTAAAAACGCCGGTATAAGTAATAATATCATCCAGGAAGTAGAACGCAAAGCCAAGAAAACTTCAGAACAAATGGAGTTAGAGCATCAAGAAAAGGCTTTAGCTATGACCAAAATGATATTAAACGATGCCTTGCGGTATCGTAAGGAGCATGGGGGCAAAACCCCTCCCTCCGCGCCCAAGAAGACGATTATCGTGCCAAACGATATGTAGGGCGGATTTAAGCAGTAATTTGCATTATTATATATAGGACAGCTGTGAAGCGCTCCTATCCCTACCCTGGCTGTAAATCAAGCCACAGGATGCCAGCGCGCCTGCATAGAACACTGGCACTACACATCACATACACAGAAAGGTATTACCATGAACCCATTTGAATTACGTTTTGCAACATTTACCCAAGCTAAAGAACTATTAGAGAACAACTACAAAGCCAGTATGGCTGCATGGGATCTAATGGACAAGACAGCTAAACAACTTGCTGAAGCAGCCCCAAAATTTCCTACAATGGAAGAAATTATTGATGCGGCAATTCAAATTAATAAATTTGTTAGCGAAAGCACAGAAAAAGAATTAACCAAAACAGTAAAGAAAATCACAGGATTTTAATATGGCAACTAAACCCGGTTTGTACGCAAACATTCACGCTAAACAAGAACGCATCAAAGCTGGCTCTGGTGAGAAGATGCGCAAGCCGGGCGCCAAGGGCGCTCCTACAAAGGACGCATTTGTGCAATCTGCTAAAACAGCTAAGCCCCCAAAGAAAAAATAATGGCAACAAAGAAAAAAGGACCATCGCTGGCAATTGGTCGTGGTGAGAAGTTACCAGCCTCTCAAGGCGCTGGGCTTACTGCCAAAGGTCGTGCTAAATACAACGCAGCAACAGGTTCAAACCTTAAAGCACCACAGCCTGAAGGCGGCCCTCGTAAGAAATCATTTTGCGCCCGCATGTCTGGTATGCCAGGTCCGATGAAGGATGAGAACGGCAAACCAACACGCAAAGCAGCAAGTCTAAAAAGGTGGAAGTGTGGCAGCTAAAAAAGCACCAGCAAATAAAAAAAACTTTACCCCAGAAATGGCACAAACCATTTTAGAACTGGGTAAACAGGGCGCGTCCCAAAAAGCAATGTTTGCTGCAATTGACATCAGCAAAGCCACTGCAGCACGCCTCAAAAAAGAGGACGAAGTTTTTGCAGAAACCTTGGATTTAGCAACGGTTCACGCCCAGGCTTATTGGGAAAACATGATGCTTGCCAACATTGAAAACAGAGCATTTAATTCCAGGGTAGCAGAAATTGCCCTGCGTGGTCAATTTGCCGAAGATTACCGGGAAACCCGTGAAACTAAAGTAGATTTAAAAGCAGAAATTTCGGTCGACTTTAATAAAGAGATAGCTGCTTTAATTTCCGCCCTAAAAGAATAAGTATTTATTTTTTCAAAAAACACCAAAAAGGGGTCTTCGGACCCCTTATTTTTTGCATTATTATATGTACAGAAACTAGACTTGAAAGCCTTAAATGACCGCACACGCCTTATTGTCCGCATCAGGATCCAAACGATGGCTATCCTGCACTCCCAGCGCTAGATTAGAGGCAACACTCCCAGATCAAAAGAAAGCCCCAGGCGCCTTTGACTTTAGTCAAGAAGGCACTACTGCCCATTCCCTTGGAGAACTTAAACTACGCTATTATTATGGACAAATTGAAACAAAGGAGTACGAAAGTGAGTATGAAAAGATTAAAGCAACATCCTATTACAATGACGACTTCGAGGCTAACGTCGATAATTACGTTCTATATGTTCGTAGCCAAATCGGTGAAGGAGACACCCCGTTATTTGAACAGCGTGTCGACTTTTCTGACTGGGTGCCTGACGGCTTTGGTACAGCCGATGTGGTTATACTTTCTAAGCACGCCATTCGGGTTATTGACCTTAAATTCGGAAAAGGCATCCCCGTCTCCGCGCAAGACAACACGCAACTTAGGCTCTACGCCCTCGGCGCATGGTCAAAGTTTAAAGAAGAATACCCAGACATCAAAGAAGTCAGCTACACGATCCACCAGCCTCGCCTTGATAGCATCTCTACCGACGGCACAACGATCATCAAACTTGTCGACTGGGCCAACTACTTTGTCAAACCCAAAGCCAAGAAAGCGTGGAGCGGCGCAGGCGAATTCCTCCCAGGCGAATGGTGTCAGTTCTGCAAAGCCAAAGCGCAGTGCAGGGCGCGCAGCGACTTCAACACAGAGCTCGCCAAGCTTGAGTTCAAAAAGCCCGCGCTCCTTGACGAAGAAGAAGTCAGTGAAGTCCTCGTCAAAGCCCAAAACCTAAGAACCTGGGTAGGTGATGTAGAAGACTATGCACTAACCCGCGCAGTAGAGCAAGAAATTGTTCCACCGGGGTTTAAGCTCTCTACCTCAGTAACCCACCGTAAGATCTCAGATCATGCTTTAGCGGCTACCGTTTTAGTTGAGAAGGGGTTAGCCCCAGAAATTATTTGGGAGCCTCCAAAGCTCAAATCGCTTGCCTCGTTGGAGAAAATTAACAAGCAGGTTTCTGCCTGGTTAGGCGAGTTGGTACAGCGTCCAGAGGGGCAGCCAAAATTAGTACGCTCTAAAGAAAATGCTAAGGAGGATTTTTCATGACCAGGGATGAAATTGCAGAAAATTATCCGGAACTGGTAGTGTTAGATCCAGAGTATTTTGATGAGGCAATACTGGGCGTGGTTAACCGGATTGATACCGTTGCAGTCTGCTATAGTGAGACTAAAATCATTGAAATATTAATGAAAAAAGACGGCATGAATTACGATGAGGCTATTGAATACTACCAGTTCAACATTCTTGGTAGTTGGGTCGGTGAGCACACACCAGTATATTTGGAGGCAGCATGAGTACATGGCTAATCGCAGCAATGGGTGTGGTATATTTTGTAGTAGCAATCGATCAATTTATAAAAGGTGGAGTAGGTACCGGCATTATGTTCCTAGGCTATGCTATGGGTAATGTGGGGCTTGTCATGGTAGCAAAATAACAATAAGAGGTCGCTATGATGGTACAATGTTACGGTTCGGAGTTTGAAATTCCGGACGTGTTGATAGATAAGTTTATTAAAGATTTTGAAGGTTTACCAGGTAGTGGGCAGCGCGAAAATGTGATACAACTTAGAACTTCAATTGATGATGTTTTAGACTATGTGTCAGAAGAGCCTGAGATGTTGCATGAATTTACAATACGCTCAGACTTTGTAAAAGCCCTAGCAATGCAGCAGGCAATGGGTGAATTAGGTATTTTGTACGACGCTTAAAAAAGTTTTTGGATTTTGCATTAATATATGTACGGGCAGACAGATTGACCCCGATTGAAGTTCAATCTTAAAGTTAAAAAGGAATTAAAGACTATGGCATCAAAATCAGTCAAAACCAAGTTCGTTACTGGCAAAGTACGTTTCTCTTACGCTAATGTATTTCAACCAGCCGAGACACCTAACGGTACCTTAAAGTATTCTGTTTCTATCATGATTCCAAAATCAGATAAAGATACAGTTGCCCGCTTTAAGAAAGCATTTGAAGATACCAAAGCAGCCAATGCAACAGTATGGGGCGGCTCGGTTCCTAAGATGCTCAAAGGTGGTTTACGTGATGGCGATGTAGAGAAAGATGACCCAGCATACGCAGGTTATTATTTCATTAACGCCAGCTCTAACGAACGTCCTGGCATTGTAGATGCAGACCTCAATCCAATTATGGACACCAGCGAGTTTTATAGTGGCTGTTATGGTCGTGCCTCGATCACATTGTATCCATACGATACAAGCGGATCTAAGGGTATTGCCGCTGGTTTGAATAACGTTCAGAAGTTGGAAGATGGTGAGAAGTTTGGCGGCGCAACAACCGCAGCAGCAGATTTCGCAGTATAAGTAATTCCAGAGCAGTGCCGTAGTACAAGGGAGTGTCCGTAGAAACTGCGGCCTCCCTTTTTCATCAACCTATAACAATAAGAAACCATGGATCAATATCAAGAATACATAGCCGCCAGTAGATACGCCCGATTTGTAGATGACAAACAGCGTAGAGAGACTTGGGCAGAAACAGTAAACCGTTACGTAGATTATGTTTTTAGTCGTACGCCTGCAATACAAAGCAACACCGAATTAAAGAATGAAATTTTTGATGCCATCCATAACTTAGAATTGATGCCGTCTATGCGCGCCATGATGACGGCGGGAAAGAGTGCTGATCGTGATAACACCTGTGTCTATAATTGCTCGTATCTTCCGGTTGATGACCCCAAGAGCTTTGATGAAGCGATGTTCATCTTGCTATGTGGAACTGGTGTTGGGTTCTCC